TATACGCTTTGGAGCAATTTTAGTTAAAATATCAGATAATCCTTGTGGTATGGCCATTATAAAGTATAATTTTGTTTTGATGTTATATCTTTTAATCTGGATTTGATTCTACTCACAGATTTTGATAAACTATTACTGGCTGTTATAATATTAGTTAAAAATACTCCATTACTATCTTGAGTACCATCTAATTGAGCACTTAAAACTCTTAAAGCCTCTAATATATCTTCCAACATTATGGTTAATTGAGTTCCTTTTACTAAAGGTTCTTCTGCTCCTAAACCTAAATAAATTTTAGGGGCACTAACTATAACAGATTCATCAGCATCAAAATTAATAGTACCAGCTGAAGAAAAACCTATTGCCTTTTTACCAAATAAGAATACAGAATCATCCTTAGAGTTTAAAATAACTCTACCTGAATTTATTATTATTTGTTCCCCTAAGTAAGGGAATTCTGGTTTATAATTAGCCATTAGTTAAGGTTATCTGCTTTTTTAGGTGAAATATCAGGTGATGGTATATAAGGGTCAGGTATTTGTAATGCAGAATTAAATGCTGCTCCTACAGTTACATCAAAAGACTTTAAATTTTTAGAAGCTAACTCCAAAGGTATGTCTTGACCTGATGACATATAAATAGATGAACCATCTTTATTAATATCTTCATATATGGGAACCCAGGGGGCTGATGTGTTTTTTTCTTTGGATTGCCCATTACGTATAATAGTGATAGGTGATCCTAATTCTCCCTGAGAACTCCATGAATTATTTGGGAGTTTTTGAGTAGTTGTAGATGAAAACCTAATGGACTGTCCCCATCTTCCTTCAATCATAATATCACCTTCTTCTGGGAGTAAGGTCCTTATATCTGTTTTTTCTTTAAAAGAATTACCAAATTTTAAAACTTCAGTATCAGGAGAAGTTGATGTTGTACTACCTTCTTCAACTTGTTGAATGGAGTTATTATTTTTAACGTTAATTTTTTTATTAAAATTTGGTATATCAGGAAAAGCATTATGGTGGGTACTATTCCATAAACCTATAGTAGTTAAATAATAATAAGTTTTAGATTGAGGATCTGTATTTAAACCATCAGAAGGTGCTTGTAAAATCATTACAATTTCTTCTAAAATAGGGTATTGAGATATATTAGTAAATAAAGGTTTAGCTATTAACTGTGTAGGTTCACCATTATCATTTATATCACCTAATTGAGTAAATTTAATAGAACCTAATCCTGACCATCCCCCTGCATCATTAAAGAAATTTTCAGTTTTAGTTTCAGTAGATAATAAAATATCATTAACTCTAGCAAAGAAAAAAGTATTACCTTTATTATTTCCTCCTTTATTAGAATTACTAGATATACTTTGATATAAACTAGGATATAAATTGCTCATTCTCTATTTTAGGTAATTCTTCTTTAGCTTTAATATCTAACTCACTCATTGATTGAAATAATATTTCTTTATCTGAATCTGATAATAGGATATCATCTGACCCAGGGTTGGAGTTCATGGAGCGTTGTACAATACCTGCCATTTTAATTAGTAAATCATCATTTTTTACCGATACATCTAAATAATCTTTAATTAAAGGAACAATAATAACAGCATCACCAGCAGATGTGATGAAGGGTTTTAAATTATCTATTAAGGATCTAATTTCTTTTTCCTTATTAGAAGAATTAGTATGTATTTCTTTTAATAAATCAGCAAAAGTTTTTTTACCAAAAAGTGTTATGGTGTTAAAATCCATGATGTGGTTTTTATTATAAATATAAATTAAATAAAAACTTTTTAATAATTTAATTTAACATAACCATAATCCAAATATTGATTTAATAACCTAAGATATACTTTTTTTAAAACTTTTATAACTTTAGTTATTTGGGGAGTATCTTGGTTAGTCATTTCTCTAATATAAATATAAATTCCTTTTTTATTAAAAATATCTAAATCTTCTCTTCGTTTAAATAACTCCATAATAGCATCAGTTGTTTTAGCATCTTCATTATCTGGGAATATTCTAAATAGATGTAAATCCATATACTTAATAAACTGTTCTATAAAATAATTTTCACTAACTAAAGGATCATCTGTAGGTGATGTAGAATTTAAAATATTAATTACAATTGTTTTATCTTCATCTATAGCATCTACACTTACTTTACCTTTTAATTTAGTATAATTTTTATTATTATAAAGAATTAAATAACGTTTAGCAATAGTACCAAAATAAGAAAAAGCTTTACCTTTTGATTGATTATAGAGATGAAGTTTTTCAAGGAGAAAAGATGTAACTTCATGTTGAAGTTCATTTATTGTCTCTACTTCTGTATAATAAAATTTAAAAGTATGAATTATATTTTCTGTTAATTTATGAAAGGAATATTGTATTCTTTCATTATAAATTTTATTTCGGGTATGTTGGTCAGTAGTAGCTAAATATTCTATAATTGCATCCTCAGTGTCCTGAGTGAAATACATTTTTTTAGTTTTAGGTTTTCTTTTCCTTACTGTCCCTTTTTTAGTATATTGTATTTCTTTCTCTTCTTGTGGGATATGAAGTATTTTAATTTCTGAATTTTCGGTTTCCATATTATTTTATAAATTTAATATAATCAGATAAAGCTTCTTGTATTGTTTTTAAAGTATTAAAGAAAAAACCTACCTCATCATCAGATTGAAATAATTGTTTAGTATCTATTTCTTTTATTTTTAATTCAGATTGTTTAACTAATTCATAAAAATCAATTATATATTTTTCTTGTACATCAATCATTGATTCAAGTTTTTCAACTTTCTTTAATAAATTCCAAATAACAAACCCTATTACACTTATTAATATTAATACTACATTAATTAAAATTATATTAGTTATTATATTAGTCATTATATATTATTTAAAAGATTAGCAAAAGGGGCATTAGGATTAGATAATTTAGGTGTTTTTATAGAAAATTTATTAGCAGCCGGTTGTGATTTTATTTCTACTTTTTTATCTTCTTTAAATTGAGGTAAATAATCTGTTTCCCATTCAATACGAGCCGCCATCATATCAGCTTGATGTAAAATATAAGGTAAAGCAGTTCTTGGTTTCAATTCAGGCATATAACCCATTAAATATTTTTTATTAGCTTCATCATATAAACCATCATGAGTTTGGATACCTACCATTTCATTAAATGAATATTTAATACCAAAATCTTGGAGTAAAAACAGTCCTCTGTCTGGTACCGACGCAAATGCTAACTTAGTATTATACTTGTAATTTTCGCCTAATTTATCCTTTCTCCACGCATCTGTTTGCGGGATATAAGATTCATAATTTTCATCTCCAATTTTTCCTAAATCATGGTTAATAGCTGAGAATATTAATTCTTCTAAAGTATAAGTTGAAATATCACATCCTTCTTGAGACCATAAATTATGCTGACCTATAGCACATCTAACTACCCTATTAACATGATCAACATAACCTCCAGGGAATGCTGAATGATATTCTTTTTTATGTGACGCTGGCATCATCATAATACGTTCTTGATATTTATTGTAAAAATCTTTAAGTTTAGAACGTCTTGGTTCTGAGATATGAGTATCTATATTAGATATAAATTCATCCCAATTAGATGCTATCTGGTTTGCTGAAAATTTAATTGTCATATATTTCTGTAATATTAATTAATAATTCTTTAATTGTATCAAATATTCTGATTGAGTTGGAATATAATAAAGAAGTCCCTGATAGCCAAGCAATCTGCTGAGGATATTTGAGTATAGCCATAGGGTAAACAGGACATTTATATATCTCCTCTATTATATCTCCTAACTCCTCATTATCTGAGATATTAATATAAGTGAAAGGAATGTCTATAGCCTCTAATCCATATTTCAGCTCATTACAGTAACCACATCCCTCAATACCATATATTACCAGTTCCCATTTTCTCATTTTCTTATTTTTATCTTTCTATATTTATAGTTTTTTCTTCTTCCATACCTTAATTATATGAAATTAAAAACTGCAAGCCAAGCCTTTTGTGTGAAGTCTTCAAAGGAGGTTTATTTTTATTGAACATCTGATAATGGTGGGGTATTAATTGGGTGCTCTTCACCTTCAACCACATCGTTTGAAGTCTCTAATAAGCGTTTAATATGGTTGATTTTACCATTTATTTGAGGTTTTAATACATCTTGATATGGAGAAATAACTTCTATTATATCTAATAAATCTTTTAAAATATCTTTTTTATTATTTTGTGAAATTCCATTATTATCTTCAAGAATTCCTTCTAAATTAGAAGTAAACGAATTTATAATTTCTTCAATTTGAGGAAATAAAAGTTTTTCAAAATTATCATTCATAATTTTTTATTTAAAGATGTGATGTAAAACAATAGGATATAAAAATATAAAAAATAAAATTTCTCTAAAGGTAAATTGATTTTTATTATCAATGTAAATAATATAATTAATACATACAAATGTGAAAGTAAATAATAAACCTAAAGAAATATAAATCTGACTTAAAAAAATGATAAATAGCATAATAATTAATTTTAATTAATAATAAATAGGTTTTGCTGTGGTAAACATACCTCCAACCTTCTCAATAACTTTTACAGCTTCTTCAAACTCAATCTCAAAAAACTCCCTTTGAGAACCTTGATGAGAAGACATTCTAACATTAGCTAATTCTCTATGAACCTCCCCTTCAACCTTATAATCATCAGATACAGGCAAAGCATATTTTAAAACCCATTCAGAAACAGTTCCTGCTCCATTTATTTGCCTAACTCTTTTAGAAGGAGTAACAGCTTTACCTATCTTACAAATACCAGGAAAAGCAATATTAGTTAAAATGTAAACATATTGACCTTTAGAATTTGATTCCTCTAACTTTATCTTAGCCTCGATATCTTGTCCATACATATATACCCAATTTACTGTAGTAAAATCATGTTGTTCAATAAATTTATGTTCAATTATATACTCAAAATTTGCAAATGAAGTTAATTTTTGAATTGGTACCTTACGATAAGTTTTTCTTAACGTTTCCCAATTATCTTTCCATTCTTTTATAGAGGAAAAAACAGAATCTACATTATGAGGATTATAAATAGTAATTTTACCTTCTTGCTCTAATAAAAGAGCCTCTTCTAATGAAATTGTTTCTTGATACATAACCTTTAATTTTCAAATTTAATACTTAATTTATAAAAACGTTGTTGAGTTGATCCTGAAAAATCTGAATTAAATAGTACTCTAATGTATAAATCAGCGGTTTTACCAATGAACTGTGGGTCAAACGGCATTTGTTGTACTGGGTAATAAGTATATTTAGAGTACGTTTGGAGTAACGTTTTTGACGCGGGGTGGGAAAAATTAAAATAACGATTTATTTCATATCCTGCTAAGTTTGATACAGAAGTATCTTCTACTATTTGGGGTAAAGTTAACATATTATTTCCTATAAAAATAGGATTTTCTAAATTATTATTAGAGAAAACTCCTAAATATGAATATAAGGGAAAAGTCCATGTAACTATGGGTGTATAAAAGAAATTAGAATCATAACTGGTTTCAATTAATGGAACTCCATTTAC